TCTGACCAGCAACACCGGCTGCTAGTGATAAGTCATCATTAGCCGCTGATACTGTATGATTAGTAATAGCTGTTGTAACAGAAGCTGCTTGTGTATCTCCTGTTTTAGCGTCTTCTGCTTCTGCAAAAGCTACAAAGTCTGGTAAGTAGTTCAGTAAATTAGATACTGAAAGTTTCTTGTTTACTGGAGTACCAGCTGGATCATCAATTACATGCAACAAGTCTTCACCTGCTACGCCTGTGCTTAAATCCGTAAGCGCGGTTATTTTTTTATCTGCCATTTTAGTTTCCTCTTAAATAAGCATTATTTCAACCCTCACCATGAGGGAATTCTACTCCATGCATATACATGGATCATTTTATGAGGAGTAACTAGATGAGGTTGTATAACCTACTCCAGCACTCGTTTCACCACTTGCTACTGTATCAGCCACACCCGTGACTTTTATTTCAGAAGCTGTGATATCCAACAACTGATTCTTAGTTGATATTACATCATTTGAACTAGGAATAATTGTGAAATCTATAGATGAGTCTGTATTAGATGTTGAACTATATGTCAACGAATTAATATTGACTACACCTGTTGAATATATTATAGTACCTGCTGTACTGTCAGCATATACTCTTGTTGAACCGTCTAAGTAATATCTTCTTACATTACCTTTACCATCATCATCAAAGAAATAATTATTAGCATCTCCTGAGATGAAAAAACCTGTTGTAGTTAAAACACCACCACTATCCATATTATGTCCTGAATGTGGATTGTATACAGCGTTTCCGAAATCTAATTTAATAGATGATTTAGTACCATCTGTTGTAGCTGTATGATTCTTTCTTAATTTAATAGTTGTAATATTAGAAAGAATAGAAGTTTCTGTATTATCTATCTTAGTACTTAATTGTGAATGTCTAAACAATGTATCAAACCCTGATAGATTATCATTGTCATAAGCTAGAATTGCTGCTCTAACTAATGTCTCTAAAGCTGATTGAGTTTGAGATGTTTTTGTTGGATCGTATTTGAAATTTGAACTTATAAGAACTTGTAAGATTTCAGCGTCTACTATTTGTGGTCTTACAGTCAATACACTTAAATCAGATAGTGATTTTTTCAAAGATGATTTTTCAGCTGATGTTAAGTTATTAGAATATTGAGATGGTTTCAAAGCCACAAATACTTTTCCATATTCTGCTGGATCGTTATCTTCACCACCCCAAACAGCTATTGAATCTGCTCCAGGATAAAGTTCTTGTAACTTAGCTTTATAGTCTTGAACTGTAACTAATCTATTCTGAGATGTATAGAACTTCGAAGCTGAGAATTTAATTTGATCAGTTGTTTCTATATCTTTACCACCAGAAGCTGAAACTGTATTTGTAAATGAAACATTAGAATTTCCATTTACAGAAGTAGCCATTGAGAATACACTAGCACCATTCGCGTGATTGTTGTCTGTAACTAAATAAGAAATTGTTATCTCATCTCCGTCTTTAGGTTCTGCACCGATTATTCCATCTCCAAAATACAATTCAAAAAGACCTTCATCATTTTCTTGAAGATACCAAACATTCGAACTTGAAGTTATACCTGTAAGATCACCAGCTCTAGTCCAAGCTGTAACTGTACTATTTGAATCGATATTTACTGTAATTGTACTCGTATCTATATTAGTATTTAACATTGGAAATCTTTGATTCGAAACTTGACCATCATATCTGTAAATATCAGTAGATAATTTACCTTGATAAACATCTAATTCTTCAAACTTAAATTGACCTGTCGAAGGTGTAATAGTTTTATTGTCTAATGCAATGAATGTATAAGATGTACCATCAAATACTGTTGTGAATTCATGACCACGATTAATTGTTAGAGAAGAAGGTGTTACACCACCTACTTTTGGATTGTTGACTGTTAAATCAAAAGTAGCCTTTGATGCTGTTCTTGATGCTGGTGTATAACCAAGTTCTTTGGCTCTAGATACAACATTCTTTCTTATCTGTGCTGTATCTAAAAACATTTCAGACGCTACCATGTTTGCGTTGAATGCTGATGTATGAGCTGAGTATGCTAGTAAGTCTATTAGAATAGCTAAGTTAGAACCTTCAAAGTCATAATCTTTTAATGTTGTCTGTCCTTTTAAATATTCTTTTAGACTTTTTTCTACATCAGCGAAATCTAAATCTGTTATATTAATGTTTGAGCTGTTTATCGTTGCCATTATCTTACTCTCTGTAATGTTATATTTAGTTCTTGTGGTCTAGGGTCATTTGATATAGTTAAATAAATAGTTACATCTAAATCATTTCCTTTTAGTGTAGAAAGAACATCTGTAACATTAGCTCTAGGTTCAAATCTATTTATTAGACTTATTATATCTTGTTCTAATACAACTGCATCCGTACCTGCTGTACTTAATTCGAATAACATACCTGATATATTAATACCTAAACTTGGTTTAAAAGGCCTCTCATATTGATTAGTTGTTAATAGATTTCTAATACTTCTTTTGATAGCATTGATATCATATTTAAGAACTAAATCTCCTGTTTGAGGATGCAGAGTCATGTTTACATCAATATCAGTAAACCATCTTCTTGATACTCTTGAACTTTGATTTTTACTATTAAACTGTGCCATATACTTATTTATGTCGGAAGTACTGCCTGAGTTGAACTACCAACTGTTATATCTTCTGAAAAACTTAAATCGATTGTCTTTGGAAAACCTAATATATTCAAGAAATCACAAAATGTAAATGTGACCCATTCTACTAATGCTCCTAAACCAATCATTTCAAAAAACTTTGTAACTTTCTCCATCCATTTTACTAACATATATCTTGGCCAATTCTCACCGAAGTCTCTAGCAGCTTCTAATAATCTTTCTATTTTTCTTTCAGCTGTCTCTACTGATTCTTCAATCTTACCACCTATCAATGATATTAAATCAAACCCTGCTAACTTAACTGATTCTAATTCTTCTATTAGATCAGCATATGTAGCTTTACCTTGTTCGACTTTCTTTTTCCAAGCATCAATAATAGATTGTAATATCGACTCTACATTTAAATCTGGTAATGGTATCGGTAGATCAGGTAATCCTAATAGATCCCATATCTCTGAAAAGATACCAATTAATTTATCGAATGCACCTGTTAATAGACCTGTCATACCACCATTTAATTTACTACGAATATAAGACCATATAGTTTCTACTTTTAATTCTATTGATGATAACCCAAAATCACCACCAAACATTTTATATGAGTCAGGTAACATATCCCAAAACTTATCAACTATTTTACCTCTCTGTGCTCTAAGTTTTTCTAATTCTTTTTGAAGTTCTTCTGGCGATAATGAAGCGTCATTTTTAAGAGCTTCTATTTGAGCTACCATTTCATCTGACATACCTGATAATTGTTTCTTAATATCAGCTATACCTTCTGGTGTAAATATTTTTAATATATCAATCGATAATCCTAACACAGGTATTTTAAAATCTATTGGAACTAATTTACTTATCAGTTCTAAAAACTTTTGTTGAACATACATAGGATAATCTTGAACTAACCTAGTAATCATTATTTCCCATTCTATTTCAGGTATTGATAATGAATCAAACTTAGGATCATATATCGATAACAAACTTCTAACTTCATCTAGAATATCTTGTATCTGTTTAGCCGTTTCTTCTTGACCAGCAGCTATAAGTTGAGCTGGTAGATTAGCTAACTGACTAAAGATATTAACTAAATCACCTTTAGTTGGAAGTATAACTTTCGGACACTCAATCGGTGGTACAGTTACAGGACTAACTTTAAATGTAACAGCACTCATTATCCGTTTAGCTTAATCTTCGGAGCCACCATAGTTATATCATCTACAGAAGTGATATTAGTTTTACCACCGACTGTTATATCAGCATCACCTGTAATATTAACAGTCACATTACCACTTATAGTAACTGTATCATCTCCAAGTACAACTGAGTATTTGTCTTTAACTACTTTCTCAACATAGTTTCCGTCTTTATCGATTTCTACTCTTGTACCTTTTCTATGATATAAATGTATTCTTTCTTTATCTGGTGTATCATCTAATTCTATGACATGGCCTGACTCTGTTTCGTGTACATGATTAAATGGATATACAGGTTCTACATAATCTCTTTCAGGTTCACCAGATGCTATTTCAATTACAGGATATGTTTTATCATCATAGTTTCTAGCTAGAATATTTACATCTGAGGTTTCAAGATATAGTTCTCTTGGATAATTTACAGCATCATCACCACCTTGATTCTTAGGAGATTTATCTAATGCTAAAGTTAAACCGTAATCTCTATTAATATGTTTTGGACTAGGACCGTCTGGTGTACCTTCATAAGAAGATTCTGAATCTAATCTAGGATCATTAAATCCATCTTCTGTAGTTCTATCTATTTGTGTAAATGTTCTAGTACCTTTATTATCTACTTTCTCATCTACTCTATAAAACTTTTGTGGCGTACCAATGAAAGAACCTATGACTACTGGGTCTTGCATCTCTAAATAATCTCTATAGAATCCCATTACAACACTACCTTCAACTAGACCGTGAGTTGTTGTTCCTAACCCTGATAGAGAAGGTGAAGTTGTTGGCATCATAACTTCTGACCACGGTAAATCAGGTGTAGCAATCATTTGTTTATCGTGTGTATGTGAACCGTGTATTCTTACACGAACTCTATTTAAAAATAATGGATCATTTCTGTCTTCTACAACACCTGTAAACCAATTGAAACCTGTCTTACCTTGATATATCATATTGTCTCTGTTTCTCCATATGTCATTTCTGTAGTTTCAATATTACTTATTAATGAATCTTTAATAACTGTTAAATTAGTTCTAAGTTCATTTCTTGATAAATTCCATTTAATATCTGTAATTAAATGATTACCACCTGTGAACTTAGCTTTAGTAAATTCTTCTCCTGGTCTTGGTGTTGTGATATCTAAATTGATTACTGCACCTACTGTAATATCTGTTCTAGCTGATATTACTACACTCATAGTATAATATTTTAATAATTGATTCGCAGCGTTTCTAAATTGAGAAGAACCTAAATGTGTAAAATGATTAGCTTGATGAATCTTATCTTTTTCATCATTTACAAAAGATGAATCACTTGTTAATATTTGATAAGCATCTGAAAACTCACCAATCCCTTTGTCTTCTTCAATAGAACCTATTATATTTACATCTCCACCTTGTTTAGATTTTGAACCTATATTCAATGTTTCTGGTTGAGTACGAATAAAAGGATGTGGGTCTAAAGCTAAACCAGTATCACTAAAATGTTTTTCTAAAAAGTTATATGTCTTTTCTGTATAAAATTTATAAGTGTTATCTATTGTTGTTTGTTTCGATGCGAATAAACCATTAACAACACCATTCAATACATCAGCTTGTGATTCTACTTTATATGATATTATTCTTCTACCCATACCGACTTCACCATCTTCACCTGTTTTATCATATGGTAAATCTTGTCCGTTACTAGAAGCTGCTGGCATATAGAAAAAAGGTCTTCCACCACCATATTCAAGTTCCATCATACTAGCTAATGATTGTATTCTATAACCACCAGTAGCAGTCTGATACCAATAAAATGAATCTTGTAAACCACTACTCGAATCTATACCTTGGGCTTGTTTACATAACCAATTTATA